CCCGTATGATGCAGGTTTGTTCTACTGCCCGTACGTGCCGCTGCAGATGCTCCGCGCACAGGATCCGAACAGCTTCCAGCCGAAGATCGGCTTCCAGACCCGCTACGGCGTGGTTGCGAATCCGTTCAGCAACGCTGACGGCACTTCGGATGGTTCGATTGTGTCACGTTCGAATCAGTACTATCGGCTGGTCAACGTAAGAAATCTAATGTAGTAAAAAGTGTACACTTTGATAGTGTACGCGTAACATGGCCGCCGTGGAGTTTATTCAGACTCCACGGCGGTTTTCTTTTTCCTCCATGTTTTCCAATAACATGCACTACATAATCCTTTAGCTAAATGCGGTCGTTCTGGATGGCAGGTTACGTGAACATCCCGATACACACCTCGTTTTTTTCCAGTCATTCGTTGCCTCATCGCCTCTACATGTTCAGGCTTCATCTTCTTTCCACGTTTCGCCTGAGATATTTTTTCCCGAGTTTCTTTCGAATGTGAACGCCCAGCCATCGGATGTCGCCCATTTGCGGCCCGTTCTTTTGCACGCTGACTAAGAAGTTCTCGCGTTTTTTCTGAACGAGGAGTGTGTTTTGTTCCTTTTGCGTGTGAATTTCCCTTCATTCGCTCCGACATCTGCCGTTTCCATTCCGCACTTTTAGGTACTCCCTTATTGACCGCAGACATGCGCACTCTCGTCTCTGCCGCAATAGTTTCGCGTAAAGACGCATAGAGACGACCTGTTATTCGCACATGTGCGTATGCAGGATTGCGGCTGTCAATCAGTCGTTTGGCGGCAAGTGACATACGCGCTTTTGCTACTCCAGTAGACATGCGCACCAAACACAAATGACACACAAAATGTTCTTTGGGTGTGAGACAGACAAGATTATTCGCATCGTCGGTGCCTCCCAAAGCTTTTGGCACAATATGATGCTTCTCGTGGTATCCTTGAAGCACGCGTGTCTTTGCTCGTTCTACAATTTGATGGTAAATGCGTGTGTAATCCATGCATGTATTTAGATACCTTTACCTTTCAGTAACACAATCCGTTTATTTTGTTCGCCAACGCACTCCTAAATACTTGATATGGAACTTCCACAAGACTACACGCCGTCACTCTTTCAGCAGGCCACAAACGGCCTCTACGGCAATCACTTTCGGTTCACGATTGATAGACTGCCAGACTTGTCGTTTTTCATCCAGTCAGTGCAATTGCCTAGTGTGACGTCAGGTATGGTGTTGCAACACAACCCCTTCTCCACCGTACACCATACGGGCGATCATCTCTCCTACAGCACATTTGAAGTCAAGTATATCATCGATGCACATTTCAAGAACTACTTCAGTCTGTACTATTGGATGAAGGGATACGGATTTCCGCATTCGTTTGAAGAAGTTGTACAGTTTCGCGCCAAGCAAGAATCATTAGTAGGAGCAGTACGACCGAAAGCGATCATGCTGGAAAAAACACATGCCACACTACAGGTGCTGACGCCAGATACGAGTGCGATCATTGCCGAAATTCATTATGATGACATTTTCCCCTTTGAGTTATCGGCCGTCTCATTTGAAACCACCGACAGTGAACCGCCGTTGCTCACGACAACATGCTCTTTTGCATGTTCCAATTTCGATATTCGCTTGCATACAGAGTAAACATGTAGTATCATATCCGCATGACGCTTGATGACTATTTGAATGAATGGCGGAATGATGCGGATCTCGACTTATCTGCCCTTGATGAAGCGGCGCGTAATGTGCCGTTGCTGCATGCAAAATGGTGGAAGTATTACTCACACGAACGTCTGCGCTATCGCATGGTCGATAGTGAATACAAACTACTCTATCGACAGAAGTGGGAATACTTTTTAGGCAAGATGGATGATGTGGAACGTGTCAGACTGGGATGGGATCCTCTGCCTCTGAAAATCCTCTCACAAAACGTGGATGTCTATATCGAAGGCGATCCGGATATTCAAACCGCGTTAAAAAAGAAAGCACTGCTTGAAGAAATCCTCAAGTTTCTTGAAGATGTGTTGAAGCAAATCAACCAACGCAACTACCATGTGAAAAACTGCATCGACTTCTTACGTTTCCGTAACGGCGTGCTCTAATCCTCTAAATAGGCACATGACTCTTGTGCCTATTGACCATGTCTGGATGCGAATCGAATGCGACGATCATGTAGCACGAGAACTGCATGATTACTTCGCATTCGATGTGCAGTCAGCAAAGTTCATGCCGCAGTTTCGTAAACGGCATTGGTCGGGAAAAATTCACCTCTTCAAACTTCGCGGGCACCTTATCTATCGAGGATTGCTGGCCCGTGTCTTAGAGTTTGCCGCACAACGTCAATATCCTGTTACCAATCTGATACCGCCTGCTGTAGTGGATACGTCATCGCTGATACCGCGTCTGGAACGCGCAGCACGAAAACTGCCTCACGAACTGCGCTCATATCAACATGACGCGATTGTCGCGATGCTCACACAACAACGTGGAATCGTTCTTTCTCCTACTGGCAGTGGTAAATCATTGATCATTTACTTGCTCACGTGTTTGTTGCAACAGCGTACCTTGATCGTGGTGCCAACCACAAGTCTGGTGTCGCAGATGGCATCAGACTTTGTGTCGTACGGGTTCAATGCAGATTTTATTCAAACCATTCAAGCTGGTCGTGAGAAAGACATTAATGCACCTGTCGTGGTTTCAACATGGCAGTCAATCTATGAGATGCCTCCAGAATACTTTGAACAGTTTGGAACGATCATTGTCGATGAAGTGCATCTTGCGAAGGCCAAGTCACTGACGGGCTTGCTAGAAAAGTGCGTCTCAATTGCAAACCGCTTTGGATTTACGGGCACGCTTGACGACACACAAGCGCATCGACTGATTCTTGAAGGTTTGTTTGGTGATGTGGTGCGCGTCACGACTACCAAACAACTCATGGAACAACAGCATCTGACGCCGCTTCAGGTGAAAATGTGTGTGCTCAAATACCCGAAAGATGAGTGTCGGAATCTACGTCGAGCAATCTATCAAGATGAAGTGGAGTTTTTGGTACAGCATCCCGTGCGTCTTCAGATTGTAGCTCAATTGGCGGCATCCACGCGTGGAAATGTGCTGGTGCTTTTTAACTATGTGGAAAAACACGGAAAACCGTTGCATGCCGCAATTTGCAACTTAGCATCTCATCGGAATGTGCATTTCATCTCCGGAGACATTGCGGCTGATGAGCGAGAACGCATTCGGCAATTGGTGACGGAGGGTCGCGATCATATTATTGTGGCATCATACGGTACTATGTCTACTGGTGTGAATATTCCCAATTTGGATGCCTTAGTGTTCGCATCCCCATCGAAGTCTAAGATTCGTGTGTTGCAGTCAATTGGCCGTGGATTACGATTGGCGGAAGGAAAGACGCATGCCAAATTGATTGACTTTGTGGATGATCTTCGTGTGGGTGCCTCTGTCAATCATACATTCCGACATGCCGAACAACGTGTACAATATTACACCAGTGAGCACTTTCCATTTTCCATGCATGAAATGTCGTTGGAAGATTGGTATCGATGCCTGAAAATGCCTACGGATACTTAAGTTACTTAAGTTATAGATTTGATAAGATTCTAAGTACTAGATACTATAAGAATATAGTATTTTTTTTCTCTCTCTTTGCTCACGTTTAGTTTATCATGAATATGTAATGCTGTCAACTCCCCTTATTTGTGCGGTTGTCATGCATGTAGTATAATGTAAAAACTATGGAGGTGACATGTCGTCTAGTGCCGAACATTACGTCGATAATAAAGCATTTTTAGCGGCGTTACGTGATTATCGCCGTGCGTGTCGAAAAGCAAAACAGTTGAATCGACGTGTGCCGCCCATTCCAGAATTTGTTGGTGAATGTTTCTTACGCATTGCGACACATCTGTCGTATCGACCCAACTTTATCAACTACACGTTTCGTGAAGATATGATCTCGGATGGCGTGGAAAATTGTCTGATGTATATGCACAATTTCAATCCACGCAAATCCAAAAATCCTTTTGGATATTTCACCTCTGTGATCTACTATGCGTTTGTGCGGCGCATTCAGCGAGAACGCAAGCACACCTATCTCAAGTATCGTTTGATGGAAGACGCGATCATTTCGGGGGATACGCAAACGTCTCCGGATGGTAGTGGCCACTTTCACGTCGATACGGAGATGCTGTCGTATGAGAATGTGCAAGAGTTTATTCAACGATTTGATGAGTATCACGACAAACGTCGCGAACGTCGTCGTGAGATGAAACAAAAAACCAGCCGAAAGAAGACACGCAAATCAAAAATGGCGATTGAATAATATGGCAAAGATAGCGGTAATATCTGATAGTCACTTCGGTGTGCGGAACGACAGTGCTGTTGTTCTTGAATGGCAACACAAATTTTTGAATGATGTCTTTTTTCCGGCACTGGATACTCATCATGTGACGCATGTATTGCATGGCGGCGACTATGGTGATCGTCGCAAGTTTGTAAACTTCTCCACTGCTCGGTTCATTGAGCAGGCCTATCGCGCACCGCTACGACAGCGAAACATCATTGAGCACGTCATCATTGGCAATCACGATTGCTTTCTTCGCGATAGCACACACATCAATTCTGTAGAAGAGTTGTATCGTCATGATCCCTCTCTCGTCATTCATAGTGAACCGACAGAGATTAGTATTGCGAATACGGATATTTTGTTATTACCGTGGGTCTGCGATAGCAATCGTGCGGCATCGATGAAATATATTGAACACTCTCGCTGTGCCATCGTGTTAGGGCATTTGGAAATCAGCGGGTTTCAAATGTATCGTGGTATGCCAAATCATGAGGGTCTGTCGCCAAACTTGTTTGATCGTTTCAAACTCGTCATGTCAGGGCACTTTCATCATCGTTCGTCGAATGGCCCGATTCACTATCTCGGTGCACCCTATGCGATGGTCTGGAGCGACTATCGCGATCCTCGCGGGTTTCATTTGTTGGATACCGACACACACGAATTGACGTTTATTGAGAATCCGTATAGTATGTTTGCGCGATTGGTGTATGACGATGCCGATCAGCCACCTTCGTATATTGAGCAGATATTGGCAGACGTCACGACCGCACAGTCACCGTATGCGAATGCGTATGTCAAAGTGATCGTCAAAACCAAAACGCAACCATACTGGTTTGATTTGCTGATGGATGCATTGGCAAAAGTCAATGCGCAGGATGTGATTGTGGTCGATGACGTGCAGCAAGCGCACATTGATGACCCGGAGGCAGAACATACAGCATCCGCAGACATCGATACGCTCTCCTTGATGACAGAATATGTGTCAGACTTATCCGTCACTTGTGATAAAATGGAGCTTCAGACGTATCTACAAAATACGTATCGTGAGGCGTTGACACAGAGTCAATCGGTGCGAATCTAATCTATGATTATTTTTGAGCGCGTACGCTATCAAAATTTCCTTGCGACAGGCAATGTGCCTATTGACATTGCGCTGAATCAACATGCCACAACGTTGATTATCGGTCGAAATGGTGCAGGGAAATCGACGATGACGGAAGCGGTGTGCTTTGCGTTGTTTGGTCGTGCCCTACGCAACATCAACAAACCGACACTGATCAATGCAATCAATGGCCGCGATGCACTCGTCGAACTCTGGTTTCGACATAATGAGCATGCGTATTACATCAAACGTGGTATCAAACCGAATGTGTTTGAAATCTATCGCGATCAAGAATTGATCCCCCCGCCAGCATCACTATCGGATTATCAGACGATGCTGGAAGAGCATATTCTTGGCATGCATTACAAGAGCTTCATGCAGATCGTCGTACTTGGAAGCGCATCGTATGTGCCGTTCATGCGCTTGACATCTGCCGCTCGGCGTGAGATTGTAGAATCATTATTGGATATTGAGATCTTCAGCACCATGAGTGTGCTGACGAAAGATGAACTCGCGAATGTGAAGTCGCAGATCGAGCAATTAACGCAGCAGCGTACATTGCTTGAAGAACAAAAACGGATGGCAGAAACGTTCACCGCGCACGTGACGGATGAGCAAGAGCATACTGTCGCGCTCATCGACCAGCAGTTAGCAGAGACGCAGACGACGATGCAGCGTACGCGAGATCGCATTGCAGAATTAGAAACGGCGATTCGCACCTATGATGAAATTCGCACCGCATGTGAGGAAGCGGAACGAAAAGTCACAGAGTATGCACAAACATTGAAAGCGATGGTGACGAAAGAAAAGAAGCTTCAGAAAGAACATGAGTTCTATGAGGCGCATGATACATGCCCGACATGTGCGCAAATGATTACCGAAATATTCAAGCAACAGAAATTTACGACGTTGGAAGAAAAACATGCCAGTTTGACGGTAGCGATGGCGCAATGTCAAACACTGCATACGCGATACACCAAAAAGATTGATGAGTATCAAACCGCGTTGGCCGACGCACACGCGCTCTCGCAGGAACAGCATACGCTTCATGCGCAGCAACCGTTATATGAGCAGCGTGTACGACAATTGACAAAAGAACGCGTGAAAGCATTAGAACCCAAACCCGCGATTGGTGTTGATGCCGAAGATATTCAACGACGATTGCAGGATGTGATTACAACGCATACGGATGCTGCACGACGCAAGAGTGTCTTGGATGTCGCGAATGCGCTGCTCAAGGATAGCGGTATCAAATCGCGCATCATCAACCACTATTTGCCGATCATCAATAAGCAGATCAACACGTATTTGACGGCCATGGATTTTCCGATTTACTTTACATTGGATGCGGAATTTGAAGAGCACATGCAATCACGGCATCGTGACGACTTTACCTACGATTCGTTTAGTGAAGGTGAGAAGAAGCGTATCGATTTGGCGTTATTGCTGACGTGGCGAGCAATTGCACAACTTAAGAACAATGCCTCATGTAACTTGCTAGTGCTTGATGAGGTGTTCGATAGCTCGTTGGATGGAAATGGCACCGATGAGTTTTTGAAGATTATTCAGACGCTTGAAAAGGCCAACGTTTTTGTGATTTCACATAAAGATCAAATGATCGATAAATTTCACCATGTATTGCACTTTGTGAAGGAACGAGGATTCTCATGTCTGCGGGCGTAATGACAAAGCGTGAACCATTTCCGATTGCGCGGATCCATCCATTATTAGATGACTTGACCGTCAATCGCACGTTTGACGAAATTCTTGCGATGACGGATGCGGAGTTTGAGGCGTATGTCGTGCACATGCGTCAGTCATTCTTATCATATTGGAATGACGAAAACTTGCCGCCGCGACGTGGATGGTCAGAGCAAGAAATCGATGATGAGTTTGTGCAGTTAGCAGGGTTCGATGTGCAGAAGATGTGGAAGCAGGATACGCTGTCGAATCGACGTGTGATCCACAATACGCATGTCAGTCTTGGCAGTGCCGTGAATGCGTGGCATGCCGGAAACATGTATCGAGTGCGCATCAACTATACAGAGAAGGATGATGGCCGCAGCATCTATGACTTCTTCGCGAAGCCAGAACTGTTTCAGCGATACCTGCCCTACGCACGCCGACACTTTCTGCGTGATAGCTTCTACATGTTTGCAGTAACAGTCGTGAGTGGAGATACGCTTCGACATCGCCCAGAAATTCAACCGCGCAATGCATATACGTTCATTGATCAATTTGCTGCACATGAGCGGGCGTATGGTGAGCAAGAATTGTTACTGGAGGCGAAACCGTTAGCGCGCCGTGAACAGCAATACACAGGCTACAACGATAAGATGCGCACCAGTGAACTCATGACGCTGACGTATGCGGAATTGCAACGTGTTGAAGCTGAGCAGTTGTTACCATCAACCGCGTATCGCAATGTGTTAGCAAAGCATCGCAACGACGAGTATGAGTTTCATCTGCGCATCTACGAGAAGGGGCAGCGGCTGTTTCCCAATCTGTTTCGCAGCTTCCGTATTTCTATGTGTCAGTATGCGGTCAATTTTCCTCCGCTGACAGCGAAGTTGTTATACGAAACGTTTTTGCAGCACGTTACTGCGCCTTCTGTGACGATATGGGATCCGTCATCCGGTTGGGCCGGGCGTCTCATTGGTGCGATGTCGTATAATCGACAACTACCGTCAGGTGCCATGCAGCAACTACGCTACATTGGCACTGATCCGAATCCTGCATTCTATACGAAGACCACGAGTATCTACAGCACGATTGCAGAACGCTACAATCACATTCGGTTTGAAAACTCGTTATTCGATGAACCGCATGCACATACCGTGCATCAGTTGGGGAGTGAGTTGTTTCACACGACTGCGGATTTTCAGAAGTTCAAAGGCACAGGTGATCTGGTTTTTTCTAGCCCTCCATATTTCAATCGAGAAGCGTACAGTGAAGACGAGAACCAGAGCTATAAGAAATACACGTCATATGATTTGTGGCGTGATGGGTTCTTGCGACCAACGTTGCAGAATGCATACGACTTCCTGAATCACAAACGGTATTTGTTGTGGAACATTGCTGACTTAAAAGTGGGAAAGAAGTATCTTCCGCTGGAGCAGGATAGCATTCGTATCGCGCAAGAACTTGGTTTCGAATACAAAGAAACCGTGCTGATGGCGCTCATGAACATGCCTGGCGCGAATCGCGTCACTGAAGACGGAGAAGCGACAGCGAAGAATTT